AGGCGAGTCCCATCAGATCCCCCGCCTTTGCCGGTCGGCCAGATAGGCCGGCATGCGCCGGTTGTTCTCGGAGATCATGCGGCCGGTCGCCATCTGCACACTGGTCAGGAGGAGCGGGCTCGGATTGATATCGATGACGCCGCGCAGCTCGCCGCTCATGCGGCCGCCGGCATTGGGCAGGATGCTCCCGCCCACGCTGGGCGTGAAGATTTCCGGACCCTGCTCGCCCACCATGTAGGAGCTGCCGGCCATGACCGGCCCGCCACCGGCGCGGGCGCCCGCCAAGCCAGTAAACAGGCTTCCAAGCAAACCCGTCTGCGCGGTGCCGGCCGCACCGAACAGCGACGACACCAGCATGTTGACGGCCATATCGCCCAGCCTGGCGATGATCTTATTCAGCACGTTGGCGAAGATCTCGCCGGCCGAGGCGCCCGCCTGCAGATCCGAGACGATGCCGCCGAACACGTCGCTTGCCAGATCGCGCATGGCATCGAGTTGCGCGGTTTGCGCCTCAATCGTCGCCGCTCTGTCTTCCAAATACCGATCCCAATTGAGCGAAGCGATCAATTCCTTTTGCTCAGCCAGCTTTTCGTTTTGCTTGGCGAGCGCATCCGCTACTTTTTGCTCCGCATCGGTGCGTGCCTTCGCCGCGTCTTCAGCCGCCTTATCAGCCGCCTCGAATCCCGCGCGCATACCCGGCTCGGCCGATTGCAAATGGCCTGGATCATTGACCCGCAGGCTGACCGGGAATTCCAGGCCGAGCTCTTCGGCCATCTTGCGGATTTTGACCTTTTCCTCTTCCGACAGCTCATTGAAATTGATATCGACGGCGAGGCCCCTTTCGTGGAGCGATGATCCAGGTCGCGCGGCGATACCGCCTGTGCCCGCCTGATAGCGTCGATACAACTCCGCCTGTTCAGCGAAGGTGCGAAAAGCTGAATTGATCTTCAATTGCGGGAAGGCTGCCAATAACGTTGCCACCGCTTCGGCAAACTCCGCGTCGAGTTTCTCGATACGCCCGGCGATCCGCTCCGACGCCGCCCGCGATTGCAGGCCACTCCCTCCGCTCCCGCCGACCGTCGGAATGACGGTCGTCGGCGACTGTGGAGCAAACGGACCGATCGGCCCGGTGCCGGATGGTTTCATCGATTGCAGACGAATGGACTCGCGCAGCGCCTCAAGCCGCCGCTGCTCGATCTCGAGCAGATTTTTCTGATTGAGCAGGGAACGTTCCTGCGCCTGAACCTGCACCGCATAACGCCCCGCCGTGCCGGCAATCAGTTGGTCTTGAACGCCCTTGAGCTCCTGCTCGACGGCAAGGAGCTTTTCAGCATTACTTGTCAGTTCACGATTAACCTGCGTCGCGGCGCTTTCGCGCCCATGTGCCGCAAGCCGCCCGGCTTCCGCGAATTCCCCTGCGAATAGCAGGGTGATCGTGTCGGCAATTTCGCCCAGCGTGTTGGCAAATTGGATGACCTCGCCGAGAATGGCATTGATCAGTGGCCCGGTCGCAACGACAAGACGCTTAAGCGCGTCCTCCATCGCCACGGTCGTATCGTTGAACTTGGCATCCAGGCGGCTGAGTGCGGCGATTCCATCGCTATCGATAATGCCGCCCAATTCCTGCAGCTTATTGCCCCAGGCATCGATGCCCGCGACGCCATTCCGAAGGGTCGTAACGAGTTCGTCGTTCTTGGCCCCGAAGGCGGTGGTCACGACCTCCAGCGCGGCGAATTGATCGGGCGCCCGCTGTACCAGCCCAACGACATCGTTGAAGACATCATTAAAAGTGCGCGCATGACCAGCGGCATCTTTTAGCGCGATGCCGTTTGCCTCCAGCAGCTTGGCGAGATCGCCCGAGCCCTTCTGCGCCTCGCCGAGATTGACGGCGAACTTCGCCATCGCCGTATCCATCTGCTCGACGGATGAGCCGGTCTGCTGCGCCGCGTAGCGGAGGATCTGGATAGATTCGACAGTGGCGCCGGTCTGCTCGGCGAGGTCGCCTATTGCGTCCCCTGCAGCGGCGGCATCGCGTGCCAATCTGGTGAGCTGCTGTGCGCCGAGGCCCCCGATGAATCCGGCACCGAGACGGCTCAGACTTCGACCAGCACCGGCAAAGCTCGTCTCGATGCTCTTGTTCATCGAGCGGAAGCGGTTTTCGATGGCACGTGCCTGGCGGTCGGTCTGCGTCTTGGCGCGGTTCAGCGCGTTCTCATAGCCTTTGATGTCGGCCGAGAGTTGCACTACCAGCCGTTCGAGATCGGTCGCCAAGCGTGCCCCCGCTAACTATCGAGCCAACGGCCGAGCTCCTCGGCCTCGTAATCCGACAGATTGTTTTCGAGCTCGCCGCCCTGCGCTTGCACGTAGCCGGCCCAGCAGGCGGAGGCTTCCCACAGGCTCATTGTACGGATGTCGATCCCCATTGCGCCACCGCATCCGAGATAGTCTGCGAAGCGGATTTTTCCGTTGGGGAGAGGTGGCTCGGGGATGTGGCCGTCTCTCCCTCGGCTTTTTTTAGTGCTTCGTCCGGAACGCCGAAATTGACGGCATGCATGATGGCTTGTGCAATAAGCGCATTTGGCACCAGCGGATTATCCGGGGGCTCGACATAGCGTTTGATGAGCTTGCGGATATCGTTCGGATCGTAGCCGCCACCTTTCAGGCCGAGCCGGATTGGTCCCTCCACATCCTGATATCTGAAAGCCACCCCGCTCTCCAGGCGTGCCTCGATGAGACGTGGCCCGGCATCGCAGTACTCCTGCAACTCCATCAATTCATCGACGCGCAGGCAGAATGTGTATTCATCACCGGCAAAGGCGAGCGTGATCTTGCCCTTGCGGGCAACGATGCGCGAGTCCGTCATGGCGTGATTGTCGTGACGAGGGCGCCGTCACCCTGCAGGTCGATGGTGATGCTCGCCTTTTCACCGCGATTGGCACCGTGGTTGTAGGTAGCCAGATGCGCCTTGCCGAGATGGACAACCGTCGTCGTGCCGAACTCCTCGGTCACTTTCACGCTGGTTGACAGGGTAGAGTCCCAGAGGGCTTCCCATGCCTCGACCGCCTCTTCGGCAAGCACGCCCTCACCTGTAACGCTCCAAGTCATCGATAGAACATCTCTACCTACATAGGCGGGTGCCTCTTCATCGTCGCAGTCCGGTATTACTACCTCGTTGAGATTTTTACTGCGATTCAGCGCGCGCGAATTGAGACCGCATGGTGCCGCGAAGACTTCTGTTGGTGTAGCACCATCGCCAAGCTCGACCTTCAGCTTGGGAAAAGACAGGGTAGTTGCTTGAGCCATAGTTACGTCCTCCAATAAAAAGGCCGCCAAAACCGGCGGCCCCTCGGAACTTTGTTTCGCTGTTACTCAGGCACGGTCACACAAGGCGCGGAATTCTATTGCCGCATGGACAGTGACCCCATCCGGATCAGTGAGGTAGCGGGTGGCATCGTGCTGCAGCGTCACCAGCGCGTGATTGGCAAGCGGCAGATCGGATCCGTGCAGCAGCAGTTTCACGTCGCCGGCCACACCCTTGGCTTCCTTTTGGCCGGGCTCCCGGCTCCACACGTCGAGCGTTAAGAAAACCTCATACCCGGTGATACAATCGGCATCGTCGCTGATCACCAGGCTCGGCCCGTGCGACACGTAGGGAAACGTGACCTTCTGCCCGCCGGGACCGCTTTGCACGCGATCATAGATGCGCCCGCCGGCGATGGGTGGAGCGGCGGCCTTGAAGGCGGCCGTGATGGCCCGCTGCAGATCGAGCGAGGGATCGGATGACACCTATCTTCCTCCCGCCGCCACTGCCTTTGCCGATTTGGTTACAGCGCGTCGAATGGCGCTTTTGGCTTTCTTCCGGTTGGCCCGGTAGGACACGTAGAAATACGGCTGCGCCGGCTGGTTGATGGTGCCGAACTCCACCCAGCGCGCATAGAACGCACCGCCTTTTCCGACGCGGCTGCCGGCATAGACGGTGAGCGTCATCTCGTTACCACCGGTCGCTTTTACGACGGCAAGGCTCATCGAGCCCTTGGGTGCTTCGCCCCATGTCCATCCGATGCTGTCTCGCAACGTGCCGGTTACGACCGGCACCAGCCGCTGCGCCATCTCGACGATGGCCTGTGCCTGCTTTTCCATGGCGGCGCGGATGGCAATCTGGGCCGCCTGGGGCAGCGCCTCAAACTTCCGCTTGAGCGCCTCGCGCCCCACAACCTTAACGGACGAAGCCATCAGGAAGCCCGCTGAGCGCCTTCAGGCATTGTC